ATTGATACAAGTTACACCTTCACGGCTACTGACGTAATCACTAGCACGAAGATGAACAACATCCTCGATCAAAGCATAATGACGGCTACCGCCGTTATTGGTTCCACTCTGTCCGTTACTACCGGCAAGTTATTTGTCACCGCTGGTGGAATTACGTCAAACGAGCTGGCTGCAAATGCTGTCACGACAACTGCAATCCTCGATGCGAACGTGACTACGGCAAAGATTGCAGATTCAAACGTTACCACGGCAAAGATTGCGGATTCCAATGTGACAACCGCAAAAATCTTAGACGCAAACGTGACCACTGCCAAGATCCTTGATGCAAACGTGACCACTGCCAAGATCCTTGATGCAAACGTCACAGCCCCTAAGTTAAGCGGGGCGCAAACGGGGACGGCCCCAATCTTCGGTGTGCGGGCATGGGTGGTTTTTGACATGACCAAAAACGCAGCGGGGTCCACCAATTCCGACAATACAACCCGATACATCCCAACGGGCGGCTCGGGCAACGTAACAAGCGTTACCAAAACGGCCTCGGGGTCATTTACCGTGGCGTTTACAACTGCTCTGCCATCCGTCAATTACTCTTATGTTGGAAGCGGGGAAGATAACGATTCCGCTGGTGAGGTTTTAATAGCACGACCAAATGCAGGAACAAAGACAACATCGTCCATTGCACTGAAGAGTAAGAACCTTGGCGGTGCGTCCGAAAACTTTCCAGAAGTTTCTTTAATATTCATCGGCTAATTTATTGTGACAGGGCAACTAGAATCAACCGAGAAAGAAAACGAGTGCCAAGAGGTGTTTGTTTCTAAGGTTCCGTCTGCTGAAGAGATTGCCTCCGCTTCTGATGTTGAACGGCTTGAGTATCAACTTGCTCAAATGCCAGATGGCTATTTTCCAACAGAGCACTTGTTTCTTTCCGGAATGTATATCCGAAAGATATTTATGCCCGCAGGATCATTGCTTACAAGCATGAAGCACAAAACAAATCATCCTTTTGTGATTGCGTCTGGAAAGTTGCGCGTTATGGATCAGGCGGGAGTCGTAGAATACGAAGCCCCATTTGTCGGAGTTACTGAAGCAGGGACAAAGAGGGTCCTTTACATTCACGAAGACACAACATGGCTGACATTCCACGCCAACCCAGAAAACATAAGTGATCCTGATGAGATGGTTGAATATTTGACATATCCCAATGAAAACCCGCTTTTTGATAACGATAATAAAAGGGCTAATTCGTGGAAAAAAGATAGATACGAGCAAGAAAGAATTGAAATGATGAAAACTTATACGGAAAACACAATTAACGACTTCGGGGGTAAGTTGAGCTAATGTCTTGGGTAGCAGTAGGGACCACCGTAGTAGGTGGCGCAGTGTCAGCATATGGTGCTTCTCAAGCAGGAAAAGCTGGACCAGCACCCGCGCCAACTGACATTTTCAAAACGTCAACAGGGAAAAAAAATAAAGGAACGACTTTGGCTGGTCGTCAGGCAACTGGTCTGCTTGATTACTATGGTCAGAACATCCCGGGATTTCTTGAACTTCAGAACAGGTTCGGACCTCAACTCATGGGCCAAATGTTCGGTGAAACCGGGCAATTCCTTGGTGGTGTTAACGGTCAACCGGGCTTTCAAGGACTTCAGCTAAGCACGTCGCAACAAGCAGGTAAAACCTTAGAGCAGCTTCGCGCTGAAGAACTTGGCCAAATGACAGGTCAGGCTGGTATGACGCGAGGCTTGATGCAAGCACTTTCGCCAGAACAAGCAGCCGCAGTTCAAGCATCTGCCCAAGAGGCAGAACGGGCTAGGGCATCAGCACAAGGCGTAACTCCAGAAGAACGTCGTGGATACGAGCAGCAAGCGCGAGAGGCATTCCAAGCATCTGGACGGCTTGGAGGAAACCTTGGTATCGTCAGCGAAGCAATGGGGCGTGAGGATGTCATGGCTCGTAAGCGGGCGGAAGCAGCACAAGCTGGACAACGTGCATACTCCCAAGCTGGTGAGTTTTACACGAATCCCGGACTGCAAGCCCTACGCACGGCTCCATTGTCGTATGGTGCTGGACAACAGGATCTTCGCACCGCCTTGACTCTTGGGCCTGAAGCAGCAGGTGGATTTGATTTTAACATGCCGCTCAACTTTGCCCAACAAAAAGCCGGAGCACAAAACCAAGCCAACCAAGCAAATTACCAAATTAACGCTGCAAACCAACAAGCCAAAGCCCAAATGTGGGGTAGCCTTGGAAGTGGAATTGGTCAAGCTGGTCAAATGTATGCCAACAGAAATTATGGTGGTATGAACAACTCTCCGGGTTCGGTGAACTCTCAGGGATACTATGGCGGCGGACTCCAGCTTGGATAATAACAACTAAAATTATGGCACTATTCGGAGGAGACGTAAGAACAACCCCATATCAGGCTCCAGATTATTCTGGGTCTGTTGCGGCGGCGCGTGAGCAATCTATGGCTGGAGCGCAAGGTGTTGCAAAAGGAATCAGTCAGGTTACTGACTACTTTAAGCAACAAGGCGAAAAGAAAAAGCTAATCAAGCAAAGCGACATTCAGATTGACGCGGCTTTGAAGCTATTTCCTGAAATGGCTAGTGTGCTTCAACCATACAAGGATCAGATTCGTGATGAAAACGTTTCGCTGGATGAAAGGTCGTTTATTGCTGGTCAAACTGGAGACTTCATTACCAATTCGCTAAACATGATGAAAATAAAGTCAGCGATGGAACTAGCCAGCGAACGCGAAGCTCGGATGGGCGCGAGAGCTGGAGAAGGCGGCGCAGGTGGCGAAGATCATACCGACTGGAATCAATAAAAAACAAAACCAATGGATATTCTTGAATTAATACCTAAAACCGCTGGTCCTAAAACAAGGGGCAAAATCAGAGATGCTGCTGACAAGATAAAATTCCTGAGAAATAGGGGCCTCGCTAGCGATGCCGATGTCCTTGAAAAGAGCGTTGCCGACTCACTTGGATCGGGTGATTTCAACTTGTTCAAGGGCGCACTTGGACGAGTTGACGAGTTTTACGAAAAGGCTCCAAAGCCAGATACTGCTGATTATGTTCCACCAGAAGACCCGGGCAAAAAGAAGGCTGCGGAGGCGACAACTGCAGCATCAATTTCAGCAGTAAACAGCTTGATGGATAGGTCGATAAAAAGCGGCAACAAAATTGATCCGAGATTGGTTCAGACGATTACTGAGTTGGCTAAATACGACCCAGATAAGGCAATTAGATTGGCCGAATCCTCAATGCCGATACTTGAAGTGAAGGAGGACAGCAAGAGAATTGCATTGACAGATCAGGAGTCGGCACTAAGAGCGGCTGGTGATGCTTCTTACGCAATCACAGCATTAAACGATCTATCTATGGCCGAGGGGTTCCCCGGTGTTTTTGGTGCTGGAGTTGGGTTTAAATACCTTCCGGGATCAAAAACACGGGACGCAGACGCCATGAGAGAGTCAGTTGTTGCGTTATCTACTACTGACAGCATGAGGAAATTCCAAGGATTAGGATCAATGTCTGATAAGGAGTTTTCTGTTGCTCAATCCGCTGCCACAAAACTTAAAGATCCGGGAATTTCTGAGGAGTTGGCGGCACAAGAGATAAACAGGCTGAGATCATATTTTGCCAACTCGATCCGTCGTGCCGAAGAACTGGGGAAAATACCCAAAGGAAGTTCAGAACAAATGATTAAGGATGCGATGTCTGAATTGGTGGCCAAGCAAACACTAGGAACTTCAGGAGATTCAGAAGCACCAGAAAAACCATTGACGTCAAGAGAAAGACTCCATGCGCTAAGGAAATAAATAATGGAACCTAAATCTGATACAGCAACGCTTGAGTCCGAAGCAACTAAGGAGTATCTCGCAGAAGAAGCTGAGAACATCAAGAGGGCCGAAATGTCTTCGCGGCCACCTAATTGGCGTAACCTCCAGTTAAACGACCCTCGAATTGGTCAGGAGTTTGCTATTCCTGAGTTCAATACTGAGGAGGGGATGAGGGTCCGTGGATTGCTTGATGAAAAAGGTGACGCAACTCCATTTGGCGAGGACTATCTCATGCTGGAGGATCGTGGACTTTTCAAGGATGGTCGCATGACACAAAAGGGAGTAGCCTTTACTACTCCAACGGAAGATCTTTTGCCTACGTCTAAAATGGATGCTGGGACAATGCTTGACCCTAATGACCCAGAGAATCTGGAGCAGTTTTCAAAGTGGAAGATTCGTGAGGAGGCTAGGCTTAATGAAAAACCTGAAGATGAAGGTAATGCTATCATGAATATCTTCAAGGGAATTGGTGAGATGGGTAAATCAATTATCGCTGTTACAGCATCACCTCTTGGTGGCCTCACTCTTGACCAGCGGACTGCCGCAATCGCAAAAATTGCAGAGGGTGCTGCCGAAACGGCAGTAACATCATCTGGAAAACTTGGGGCTTTTCTTGATAAGAACGTTATTAACCCGGCCCGCAAAGCACTTGGTGCAACTGACGAGCAAATCAAAGTTGACAACTTGTGGGGAAAGTTTGTTGTGGACACCCGAGACGCTTTATACGAAGACGTTACAGCGGAGAAAACTTGGGATGCCCTCACGGCAACAACGCAAGCGGTTGAAATGCGTGCAAGGGCATCGGAAGACTACACTCGTCAATTTGGTCCTGTTGATGGAGCGAGGAAAATGGCGGAAATGGATCGTGGGGCATACGCAGCTGGCGGCATGGTTACAGATGTTCCGGGATTAGCAGTTGGGGCTTTGACGGTTGGTGGAGGAAAATTGCTCTCTTTGGGAAGGACTATTAAAACAGCCAAGTTTGCCAAAGAAGCTGCCGCTGCAAGCACAAATCTAGGAAGACTTGGAGAAGCGTCAACTTTAATTGCAAAGAACATTGACGAGGCTACTGCTAGTGCTTCGGTTTTCCAGAAGCAATTGGATGACGCGCTACTTGTTGGCAATACAGAAGCTGCCGGATTGGCGAAGTCTCAACTCGACAATGTAACAGCAACAATTGGTGAGTCGAAAACTCGATTAGGATTAGTAAGCGATGGCATCAAGCATAACGAGGGTATCGTTCAAAGCGCATCGACTAAAATTGACGACCTCAACGCTCCAAGCATGGTTGGCAGGAAGATAACCAGCGGTGCAGCCAAAAAGGTTGCTGACGCGGCGGATGCTCTTGGCAACGGGTTTTTGTGGACAAATCGTAAGCTAAGAGCAATTGAAAGAGGAATTGGAATGGGAAGGCTTCCATATCTTGTTCACGCGGCGGGTGTTGCAACACTTGGGACGGCTTATAAGGTTTATGGTGCAATCCGTGTCGGATCACTTGTTGCCGCGCCGCTATTGAAAAAGGCGGCAGCGTTCTCCAATATCGTTGGTGACGAGATGCTTCAGCTTACGAATAGTTCTCCGTTCTGGAGGCGTGTTGCAGCAAACGAAGAGGCGGGACGAATGACGCAAGCGTTTGGTGGCTTAATGGATTACACCACTCCTATCACAAGAGGCGTTGTTGGCGCTGCCAAGGGGACGGCACATGCGCTTCCGGCGATGACGCTGTATGAAGCAATCAACTCGCAAGGGCTAGATGAGAACGCAATGGAGCGAGCGGGAGCGGGTGCATTTGTCTTTGGATCTTTTGGCAGAGTAATTGGAAGCAGGAACAACTGGAATCAAGTAAAGAACAACGAGTTCTACAACTTTAGAAACAAAGTAAAGGCAACCAATCCAGAAGGATTCCAGCAATTTGAGTCTGTTCCATACAGAGACGTTAAGCAATTTGCATCTTCCATTGATGCCGCTTATCCCGGAATGTTTGATTCTTGGAGATTCGTTAAAGATGGCAATAGCAAGTTTGATCCAGTAAATAAGCAAGCAACAATCAACTACAATGATCGTGCTGGAATTGTGAAGGCTGCGGCTGCTCACGAAGCTCTTCATGGTATTCAGTTCAAGCATCAAAGCGACGGTGCTGTTGAATCCCTAATGCTTGGAAGTGAAACGCGCAATGGTCTTGTGCGCAATACAGATGGCAGTCTTGACCCTGAGTTTAAGCAATTCTGGGATGAGTATAATTCGCGACTGGACGCACAAGGTTTGCCCAAGATCGACATTAACGACGCAGCGATTGAGTATTTTACCGACAACGGAGCGCAAACACTATTTGATGATGTTCTTGGAGGGGGCTTGTATAAGGCTTCACAAAAAACTCCACTTAGGCGCAGCATTGAAAGCGTGTTTAAGTCAACAATGGCGGCGACTCCAATCGTGAAAAACCTTCACTTCAAGCTTGGTGGAGCAACGGATAATCTAGGTCGCATGGTGGATGGCTCAGGGCTTCTTGCCAAGGGAATGAAGGAGCTTCCAGAGGTGAAAGCAATGATCCGTAACATGTATCGTGAATCGGCTGGGCTTCCAAAACAAGTCCCCAAGCCACAAATCATTAAAGATGCACCATCCCAAGATCCAAGGCACTATAAGGGCGGGGAAATAATCAGAAAGGCAAATGAGGAAGCCGTTCAAGGTGGAACTCCGCTTCCAGACAACGTGCTTAATCCAGACGCTAATGGGAATGGGTTTGGATACTTGACTGACGGTGCAATTAAAGGGCTTGAGGAAAGCCGCGTTATTGCCGATGGAGACTTTGCTGGAGTTATTGCAATCAACAGTTCCATGGGGACACCATCGTCATATCTTCTTACGAACAAACCGATAGAACAAGGAAGATCAGTTCAGGTTGAGGGAATCACATCAAACAATATTGTTCCGATTAACTGGGAGTTGAAAAATGGCCGTCTTTATCTTGTCGGAATGGACATGGTTCAGTTGAAGTTGAACATCGCAAAAGCGGCGAAAAGCATCATCGCCAAAAAACTTGGGATGAAGTATGCTGACATCTTAAACGATATTGACAATTCAGCACTGCTTCACGCAAAAAATCAAACTACTGACGCTTATTTCCAAAGCAAAGATCCCAAGAATTGGGAAAAGCGTAAGAACTTCATCAACTCCGTTCAAGGTCTTCTTACTGAGTCGCAAAAGAAAACAAACCCTCTATTTGATAAAAGAAATCTCAATAAGACTTCTGGTATCTATCGGACGTTTGCATGGGACCGTCTTGGCGACAAAATCCAAATGACTGGCGAGGTTGCTGTTCCTTACGGGCAAAACTCGTATTACAGCTTGCGAGACAACTTGATGCCGCAGCCTCCACGGATGAACCGCAATGGTGAGTTAGTTATCGAGATGCCACCAATCTCCAAGAGTAGAAAATCATCGGGTTCAATTTCCCTCTTGCTTTCTGGCGCAACATCGCGTCAAATGCAGCGGGAAGACAAATAAGCAATGACCGATGATCCAAACGAAAAGCTGAAAGCGGATTACGTTGACGAACGAGAAGACAAGTCTGCTTGGTTTCTTGAGGTTAAGGAGCGTGCCAAGCTATCTCCCGGCAACTGCGTCGAGCACTATGCCCCAAACAAGGCTGCAATGGCCCTGTGGCTGGCCGCACAAGGCGCGAGGATAACCGACATCCAGAAGAAGACGGGACTTGGCAGAGAGACCATCAGGGGCCTGCAATGGCGTCACAACGATACGCTGGAGACAAAGCGCAAGGAATTCTCGATGCGATACGCGATTGCAGCGCAGGACTACACGGATTTGCTCTTTGAACGTTCCCAACAGTTGTTTGATAATCCTGACGAGCTCGCAAAGATTAGTCCTGACAAGCTGGCGGTGACGGTAGGTATCCTTACCGACAAGGCCGCGCAACTCACGGGCATGGCGTCTTCAATCGTGGAGCATCGCAAGGGGGCGAGTCTCGATGACGCCGCCAAGATGATCTTTGACGCCAAGGCGCGGATTGCCAGCAAGATCAAGGAAGACGCAATCGAAGCGGAGATTCTATGATCTGGAAAAAGCACGCAATCCTGACGCCCCCTACCGATGAGGAGATGGTGCAAATGGAGCCTGACGAGCTGATCGGACTTCACTCAGT